GGGATTACATCCGATACGCGCAGACAATTCCACTTCCCCAACCCGAGTTATCAGACAATTCATGGGCAAGCTGTAAGCGCTTACATACTAAACTTGGGTGTAGTATTACTATACCGAATGGCGTGGGATGGTGTGAGAGGACGTATGAATAGTTGTTCATATGAATGATTGTCGATTGTACTAAATTAAGTACATTGTGTGTAGCGGTGGACATTGGGTGTGGGTGGTGATATAATGAGTGTATCAAATGAAAGAGAGGTAACAGTATGAAAGAAACCATTGAAGTAAAAGACATTGTTGAAAAAATTAATTCTCATGTATCAGTTTTGAAGAGAAGTGATCCGAAAGCGTTCGACATGGAATGTGGTAAAAAAATTATTTCAAGTTTATTTAATACGTTGATTTTAATGTTAAATATAACATATGATGAAGCGATCACTTTAGTTGGCATTGAAGATTTATTTTTGTTTATGTAAGCTATGCATGATATTTTACTTGTATTTTGGGGAATTGCGTTAGGGTATTTATTACATGAAAGGAGAAAATAGTATGTTAAAAAAAGAAGTAGCGACACAACTCATGGAACACTTAGTAAACCACGACTGGCATGGTTATAGCCAAGTCAGCCGTTGGGGTGATGGCGAGGGAAAATGTATTGTCAATATTGATGGTATGTCATTTGAATTAGAACAAGGTGATCGTGACTGTTCCTCTGCAATTATTTCCGCTTTTGAAGCAGCCGGAATCAGTTGCGGCGGTGCGACGTATACAGGAAACATGAGGTCATGCATGACGAGTACAGGAAATTTTGTATGGCGTCCGATGTCATCCGGCTATATAGCACAGCGAGGGGATGTATATCTTAATGAAGCAAACCACACAGCTTTATGCACATCTGCGGCGCCTGATATGCTTGCAGAGTTTTGTATATCTGAAAACGGAACAACTGACGGAGCAGAGGGAGACCAAACAGGATATGAGTCTTATATACATGAATATTATGATTACCCTTGGGATGGAGTTTTGCAGTGTGTAGATACAGATAGTTGCTATACCATTGGGGGAAGATGGGAGCAAGATAATATTGGTTGGTGGTACAGGTTTTCCAATGGGTCTTATGCCAAGAGTCGATGGTTGAGAATTGCTAACGTGTGGTATTGGTTTGACAGTATTGGATATGCAAGTCAGAATAAATGGGAGTATATTGATGGTAACTATTACTATTTTAACAATGATTGCAAGATGGTTACTGGATGGGCAAAAGTAGATGATTTATGGTATTTTTTGAATAATGGAGTTAAGGTTGACCGTCCTATTGGTGCAATGCTCACAGGTTGGGTTAACATTGATGAGGACTGGTATTATTTTAGGAAACGCAATGATGGTTTACCTATTGGATCAATGGTATCGAATCAATGGCTGTATGAGAATGGGAGTTACTATTATTTAGACGAAAGTGGGAAGTGGAAAACAAATGATTAATAGAGAGGATTATCTAACCGAAATACAAAGATGTATAAGTTGCTCGCCATTTTTTGATTGCGACGAAGTGACTAACTTAGCAATAGTTAGTGTAATAGAGGATGCTATGAGATCTGGTCTTGTATTAGCCGGAGAAGAGCTACTGCCTCGTCACACAGAACACAAAGAAAGGATGTACATGCTTCAATGAAATTTAAACCAAGTGAAAAAATTGAACTGGATTTAAGAGGAGACTTTACATCTTTAGACGATCTAAATAAATTAAGAGTGAAATTAGCAAGGCGGGCAAATTCCCGCCTTTTGCGTCTTGAAAAGAAAGCGTCAAAAGATAGTAAAGGAAACAAATATATAGGATGGGCTTATAAGCCAACAACCAGATATACTCAAAAAGCCTATGGATCAAACCGCTTTAGTACAAGAAAAGAAATCAGTGATGATCCTTTTGAAGTTATAGAAGAAGTTGAAGAGATCATCAACTTCCTAAACGCTAAGAGTTCAACTCCTACCGGTATAAGAAGTATTGAAAATCAAATAATTCAAACTTTTAGAACAAAACATCATTTAACAATAAAAAACCCTAAAGAGTTTTTAGATTTTCTCGCTAGTGAAACTTTTAAGGATAGTAAGAAAAACTTATCATCAGAACAGGTGCAAGATTTTTACGACCGTACGATTAATGATACTAAAAAAGGTATTCAAGAAATTGAGAAAGCTTTAGAGAATTTTAATTTGGGTAAAATAAAAGATATAACAGAGTTATATAAAGAAACAGGTTTAGATTTCTGGAAATATCAAAAAGAGGACTAGAAAAAAACATGATCGCCGAATGTTTAATGAAAGATGGAAGTTATAAGGAAGAAAAAGTATATACATGGGATACCATTCCACTACAAAGTTACTTACATTGTGGGGAAGTAGGGAAGAAGAAAGTAATATTAAATTTAGTATCAGCTTTTGACATAGAGACAACTTCCATAGATTGCGATCAGCCATATGGCTTTATGTATTTATGGCAGTTCTGTATTGAGAATCATGTATGTATGGGAAGAACATGGAACGAGTTTTTGTTATTTTTACAACGATTGAAAAACGTATTTAATTTAAATGAAAAAAGGAAGTTTGTGATTTATGTTCATAACCTGTCATTTGAATTTCAATTCTTATCTTCTTTTGTGAATTTTACGAGCATATTTGCTAAGGATAAAAGGAAAGTATTAAAATGCGAAATTGATTCATGCATAGAATTGAGATGCAGTTTAGCATTAAGCAATAAGCCATTATTTCGTTTTTTAAAAGATTCTGACGTTGACTATGTAAAGGGAGTTGGGGATCTAGATTATAGCGTAGTAAGGACACCATCGACAGTATTAAAGCCAAGAGAACTTGGTTATGGGTATAACGACGTTAGGGGGTTAGTACAAGCAATTAAGACGAAATTAGTTGACGATGATCTAAGAACTATACCGTTGACTTCCACCGGCTACGTTAGGCGAAATTGCCGTAATGCTATGAGAAAGAATCCTAACAATAGAAAACAATTTAAAAGCTTTTCTTTAAATGAGGACACTTACAATCTATGCATGAAATTGCGTAGAGGGGGGAATACTCATGCGTATAGGGCTATCGTAGGAAAGAAATTGCATAATATAAGGAACTTTGATATATCCTCTTCATATCCCTTTGTTATGTTATGCTGCTATTTTCCGATGGAAAAATTTACACCGATAAAGGTAGAAAATATGCGACAAGTAAAGTTGTTACTAAATACTTACTGTTGTATGTTTACAGTGTCATTCAAAGGGCTGACTTTAAAAAATCATGTTCCAATACCATATATACCTGTGTCAAAATGTGAGCAAATAAAGGAATTTACTCAATTTACCGGACGAGTACTTGAAGCCGAAGAACTGACAATAAGCATGACGGAAATCGACTGGAATATTATAATGGAACAATATGATTACAAGGAAATAGCATTTCATTGTTTTTATATCGCCAAACGTGGGGAATTGCCTGAGGAATTAAAAGAGGAAATACGAGAGTATTTTCAAGGCAAAAGTGAACTGAAAAACTCCGATCCTTATTTATATGCAAAATACAAAGAACTGCTTAATGCGATTTTTGGCATGACAATGACAGACCCTATACATGATGAATATGTTTGGAATGATTCTGAGTTTTGGGACGCTATACCAGAAGAGGAAGAAAAAACACTATCTGAAAAATTAGAAGACTACTATAATAGTAGAAATGCTTTTTTGACTTTGCAATGGAGTTGTTGGGTAACTGCTCATGCAAGAAAGAGATTGCAAGATATTATCGACATTACTGGTATGGGTACACTTTATTGCGATACGGATTCAGATAAATGTCAGATATTAGATAACTCTGTTATTGATAAAATCAATGAACTTAACAAGCAAACAATTATTATTGCTGAACAGTATAGAGCGTATGCCGTTGTAAATGGTAAAAAAATCTATATGGGAGTGTATGAGGAAGAAGAACCGTATGAAGAATTTAAGACATACGGTCCGAAGAAATACGCATACACGATAGATGGAGAATTACATATAACAATTGCAGGAGTAAACAAAAAGTATGGCGCAATGGATTTAGGATCAATTGACAATTTTAAATTAGGGTACAAATTTAACAAAATCTATGACGGTGTAAGTAGTGGGGGTAACGCTGTTTGGTATAACGATTGTCCAGTACATTACATTACAGTAAATGAAGAAAAGATATTAACAGGCTCCAACATAGCGGTTCTTCCGTCTGAGTATACTTTGGGAATTACAGAAGAATATTTGGAATTATTAGATTATAATATTGACAATCTGCTTTATATGTAGTAAAATAGATAATGTAATAATTAAACAATAAATACAAGAAAAAAGGAGATTAAGGATATGACAAATGTAAACATTACGGCAAAAGATTTATTCAATTCAAATGCGGGGAAAGGATTCAAAGAAGCTGGAAATGAAGAAACAGAGATCACAATGATCGGCTTCGGAATCAAAGAAACAGAATCAGAAGACCGTGAAACAAAAGAAACAGTAAAAAAAGAAATCGTTGTTATTAAAGACGCTTCCGGTGAATTGTATTCTGGGGAATCAGTTGTACTTGCTAAAAGAGTGAAAGAACTCGCTGAACTGTTCACAGAGGAAGAAATCACAGCCGGAATCCCAGTTCAGTTTAGAAACATCAAAGCCGGAAGAGGACTAGCGGTAACGTTCCTTGTAAAATAAGAAAGGAAATTAAAGGCTCGAAAGAGCCTTTTTTTTAATAGGTGATAAATATGAAGAATGATATTAATTTAGTGGAGACCACTTTTAATAATGCCTTTACCGAAGAGGAAGTAAAGAAGTATTTAGAAGTGTTTGAGAAGAACGACGCTAGTATAGATTTTTACTATCCGAAAGCGTGCCGACGTACTAGACGCTTAAAACGTCCTTTTAACTTTTCAATCGGCGGAAGAGGATCGGGCAAAACTATGGGAAATCTGGTATCAGAAGCATTAGAAAAGCGACGTTGTTTTTTATACTTACGGCGCACGCAAGCGGAGTTAGATACAATCTTGAACGATAAGACAGGGAAAGCAAATCCATTTAAGTCTATTAATAGCATGACTGGTTTAGACTTTTGTATGTTAAAGATCAATAAGCAATTAGCCGGTATCTATGTTAAAGAGAAGTCTTGTTGTATTGGTTATGCAGCGGCATTATCGACTTTTGCAAATATGCGAAGTGTGGAATTACCCGAAGTAGAAAGCCTAGTATATGACGAGTTTATTCCCGAGAAACACAAGAAGAAAATAAAGGGGGAAGCAGACGCTTTCCTTAATCTCTATGAGACAATATCGCGAAATCGGGAATTGTTTGGGAAAGAACCTTTATATGCTTATCTGCTATCTAATGCAAATAGTTTAGCATCGCCAATTTTATTTGAACTGAATTTAATGCCCTATTATGAAAAAATGGTGTCAAAACATATTGGTTTTATGGATCTAACTGATAAAGGTACGATCCTAGAACTCTATGAAAATAAAGACTTTAAAGAAAAGAAGAGTCGGACAGCATTGTATAAATTAACAAGCGGTACAAGGTTCTCTGAAATGGCATTAAATAATTCTTTTGCATATGATGACTTGAGATCAATCGTATCACGACCTTTAAGGGAATATAACCCTATTGTATCTTTCGATCGCTTTGGAGTATTTAAACATAAGTCTAACGGTATGTGGTATATAAGTAAAGTGTTTAATAAGTCAGTTCCTCACTATGACCGTGACGATGTAAGTATCAGACAGTTTAATATCAATTATGGCAGATGGTTGACAGCTATGATACTTGAGGATAAAGTGGAGTATGAGGATTATGAATGCAAGTATATTATGCTTGACATATTGTTTTAGTAATTATATAATAGATAACAGAAAGGAGAGTTAAAAGAGCAACGCAAGGGACGGAATCCCGCTCTAGGCTAGTCGGCGGGCTAGAGATTTTAACTTTCCTTTTTTTTTTGTATTTACTATATCTTTGCTACAAAAATTTTATGCCGACAGAAAGGGGTGATTATATGTCAATTGAATTTATTCAATTTTTATCAAACTTCGGTTTATCTGCTGTTCTTTGTGGGGCAATGATGTGGTATGTATATCACAGAGAATCAAAAAACGATGAAAAGATCGAAAAAATGGAAGAACGTCACGCAGATGAGGTTGCCGGGTTACAGTGTGCGCTTGAAAACAATACGCAAGTGATCACTGAATTAGCCGCATATTTAAAGACTAGGGAGACATTATAATGGAGTGGATAAGGGGAAACTTTTACTTATCAGCAGAGCAGAGTGATAACAATGCAAGACTGGTATGGAATTATCTGAAACAAAAAGGATGGTCAAAAGAAGCCGTTGCCGGAATGCTAGGGAATATGGTGCACGAGTCCACAGTCAACCCCGAAATATGGGAAAGTCTCATTGTTGATTATTCGAGGGGGTATGGGCTCACGCAATGGACTCCGGCAACAAAGTTGTTTGATTGGTGCGGAACTGATACCCCTACACCGGAACAGGAATTGGATCGTATTATTTATGAAGCAGATAATAATATACAATGGTTCTCTAATCCAGAAGTTTCCCCAATTGATCCGCCTATCAGTTTTACCGAGTTTAAGACAAGCACATTAGATGCCCGTACACTTGCAACCTATTTTTTGTATTACTATGAACACCCAGCGAACCCTCACCAAGAACAAGAACGAGGAGACAGCGCAGAGCACTTTTACAACTTGCTTGAGGGCGAAAGTTGTAAGATTTATCCGAAAAGATTGACGGATAATGGAATATTAAATAACCCACTATGGTATAGTGATAACCCATTCTATCAATCGGGTTATGGACTGCCGAATTGTACTTGTTACGCTTGGGGCAGGTTCTATGAACTTACGGGAGAGAGACCGACTCTTTCCACTGGAAACGCTGACCAATGGTTTGGCAATACTGCTGACGGTTACAAAAGAGGGCAAGATCCACTACTTGGTTCAGTGATATGTTTCGGGTACACTGGGAGTTTAACAGGGCAAGGTGGGCACGTTGCAATTGTTGAGGAGGTAAACTGGGAAACTGGTGATATCGTTACTTCCAACAGTGCGTACGGAGGGGCATTTTTTTACACACAAACATTAAAAAAGTCGGATAATTGGACATGGACACCAGACGCATATGTACAAGGGTTTATATACAATCCGATTGACTTTTGCCAAAATGGAGAAACGCCAACGCCACCTCCAACAAAGTTAGAACTGTGGTTATTGAAATCAATCAAACGGAAACGTTATTATAGGAGGAGATTATGTTATTAAATGAAATCATGAAATTAATTGATGCTGGTTACACAAAAGAGGATATCATGGCATTTACAGAAACAAAACCAGAAACAAAACCAGAAGCAAAACCAGAAACAAAACCAGAAACAAAACCAGAAGAAAAAACAGAAAACATGAGTGTAAAAGATTTGATCCGACAGGTCATTGACGAGGTACAGAGTGAGAACAGAGGAACAGGCTTAACTTCTGAAAATGAAACAATGTCGGTTGATGATTTTTTGAAAAAAGTAATTGAGGAGGGAAGATAATGGCACAGAACGGTGGAACATTTGAACAGGGCGCAGCCATTATGAATGAGTTGTACAACCAAGCAACTGGAATGAAAACACTTGCGCCAGTAAATACAAGTGAATTTATTTCAATGGCAACTACGGTACAGAAAGTAATGGAAGATCAACTGGGGGGATGGATCACACAGATGGTCGACAGAACCATTTTTTCCATGCGTCCGTTGCCAGAACAGACACTCGGTCTGGAAGTTTCCGAGCAGAAATGGGGAAATCAAGTGCGGAAGCTGACCCCAGTATATGACGAAAAGTTTTATACTGATGATAGCCGTCTTCCATTGATTTCCACTCAAGAAAACGGTGACGCTTACGGAGAAGGAGTAGATATGTTTAAAGTAAAGACACGTCAGATTCTCCAAACTAACTTCTACGGTGGAAACCGCTTTGAGAATTATCTTACATATTTCCGAGACCAGTTGAACCAAGCATTCAGATCACCGGATGAACTTGCAAGATACATTCAAATGCTAACGATTGATCGTCGGAACTATCTGAACTTATCTAAGAAAGTAACAGCACAGGCATGTCTTAATAACTTTATTGGAGCTAAATTGAGTTCTGACGCAGAAGAAAAGAATCGTATTCACCTTTTGACAGAATACAATGCAATCGCGGGAACAGCCTTAACATATGACACGGTATTTGCGCCAGAAAACTTCCGTCCGTTCATGATGTGGGTCAAAGCAAGAATCGAAACGATCTGTGCTTTGATGACAGAGGGAAGCACTCTGTTTCACACGAACATCACAGATAAGCCTGTCATGCGACACACTCCGTATAAGAATCAGAAAGCGTGGATCTATGCCCCGATGGATAGAATGCTAGATTCTGAGGTACTTTCAAACCTGTTTAACACAGAGTACATGAATCTGATCGACCACAGACGTGTTAATTACTGGCAGAACATCGAAAAACCTGGCACGATTAATATCGAACCGTCTATTATGGGAGTTGACGGAACAATTACTAAAGCAAGCGAAGCTGTAAATGAAGATCATGTGTTCGGAGTAATTGCTGATGAAGACGCACTCGGAATCAGTCTTATTAGCCACTGGACATCAACGACCCCATTCAATTCACGAGGTGGTTACTATACCATGTGGGAACACTGGACAGTTCGCTATTGGAACGATCTGACAGAAAACGGAGTTGTATTACTTCTGGACTAAGGAGAATGATATGAAAATTGCAATTGCAAAAGTAACAAAGGAAGTAAATAGCACTTATAAGCCGAATGTAAATGATTCGGATTTTATCGAGGTACGATTAAAAGATCGTACCTCACTACTGACACCAACGTTCGAGATATACAATACTGATATAACTGGTTTGTCGGAAGTAAACTATGTTGTAGCAAAAGAATTTAATAGATGCTATTGGATTGTAAATATTACTTTTACATCAAATAATATTGCTGAACTTGAATGTAAAGAAGACGTACTTGCTACTTATAGGGATAAGATCTTGAACAGCACACAATTTGTTATGAGGTCTGAAAGTGAGTATTCGAGTGCTTATACTGATCCAGTTTTACCAATGCAAGCATTCGTCGAAGAACGTTATTCAACTCAAACAATTGAAGAATTTAAAAAAGGCTTCTTTGTGATTGGTGTAGGTGGCGGAGAATCTTTACTAGGAACTAGCTTTTATGTCATGGACGCTGTGATGTTAAGGTTGTTCACTCAATATATATTTAACGCTGACAACTTTGCGGAATTAGTCGATAACAAAGTAAGTAAAATGTTTTTCAATCCTTTTGAATATTTATCGACTTGCATATATTTCCCCTATGATTTTGTGGCAGATAGTGAAGCAATTTGGGACGTTGACACTATAAAGCTTGGGTTTTATGAATGGAGTGTACCGAGCAGTATCGGATCATATTGTAAAAAAATTCCAACCCCAACAGTAGCAATAGATAACGTTTATGAATATCAATTATCTGTGTTAAAAAAATACGACAGTGGAAACTTCCGAAACTTTGCACCGTACACATCATATAAGGTTTTCATTCCTTTTAGAGGCATGATTGACTTGCCTAACGGAATTGTCGGAAATACTGATAAAATAGGGTTGAAAACAGTATGTGACTTAACAAGCGGAAAAGCGTTCACAGACTTGTATTTTCTGGAATCTGGTGAAAAACGTTTCTTGCAAAGAGAAGAGTACCAGATTGGAGTCCAAGTTCCAATTACTTTTATCGACAACAGTCCCACCGGTCAAGTCATTTCGGGATTCAGCGGGGCACTCGAAAAAGCGTATGAAACCGGTGTCAATGCCGAGGGTGGGGCATTGGAGAGTCTGAAAGCCTATGGAAGTAGTCTATTAGACAGTCTCTCAGAGGGAGTGGAAAACGCTGTTGGAGTTGTAACTGGTGGCAGTAATATTTTAAGCGGTGGCGGAATGAAGCTATCAGTCGGCGGAGTAGGCGAAGGGGTATACAACAATCAAATAATTATGATTACATTGCAACAAAGCACACCGACATTGCCGTTAAATACTTTTGGTGCTCCATTAATGCAACCAAGAAAGTTATCAAGTCTTAGCGGGTATGTGGAGATTGTCAACCCAGAAATCATGATTAACACCGCCACGCAAACAGAATTGTTGACAATTATCAATTTTATGAAAGGGGGCATGAGAATTGTATAACGGTTTTATTCCTAATTATTCGATCACACCAAGCTGCGATTGTATGAGGAGCCGAGAAGATCTGTTCTTCTATTGGGCAAAATATCTTTTACAGCGTGCGATAGCGGTATTTGATGTGACCCTCCCCAAAAGTATTGACTATGATTATTTCATGTTCACGTTGCTCTTGGATGGTGGAATTGCAGTTTTTAAGACGGCAAAATATGGAGTGATCGCACAACGTTGTTCTGTTCTCGGGTATAACCTGTATGATAAACCCACGGAAATACAGGTAAATAATACAGTTGTACAGGGGATTGAAAGAAAGATTGATAAAGATTGCGTTCTACTCACGATCAATCCGAACTATACCGGAATATGGGATATTATCAGTTACTACGCAACGCAACTTGCAGAGATTCAGCTATCAGCTAATGTCAATCTTAAAAATGTAAAGCTTTCCTATGTGTTTAAAGCAGAGGATCGCAAGGAAGCTGAGGACTTTAAAAAAATGGCTGATAAGGTCGACAGTGGGGAAGCACTCGTATTCACGAAAAAAGGAAGTTCACAGAATAAGGCAGAACTATTCTTTAACAACATTGCGAATACTTATATTGTAGATAAGTTACTTGTAGACATGCGAAAAGTGATTAGTAATTTTGATATGGAAATGGGGATCCCAACCGTCAATACGGAGAAGAAAGAACGGTTAATTTCTGATGAAGCAGTAAGCAATAATGCGGAGACAACTTTACGAATCAACTATATCATTGAAAGGTTGCAAAAAGAGTGTGAGAAATGTCGAAAGATGTTTGGCATTGAAATTGATATTAGACTGAAAGGAGAATTGAAAAATGCAAACAGTATACCACAATACAGAGGAGAAAGTATTGATTCAGAGTGACAAGGATGCAGACGAAAGAACGATCTATTTAGTAGTGGACGGAGACGTTGTGAATGGTCAACCGTCAGTAAAGAGCGTTGAAATTGTGCACGATGCAACCGCCTATGAAGAAAGGGATTCAAAATAATGCATGTATTACTAACTTTAAATTCCATGTTGGATTACTACGGGAATACTTTTGATAACATTGTAATACCAGACGGCGCAGATAAAGAAGTATTGATTGATACCATCCGTGATTATTGCGGAGATAATGAATGCCGGTATTATGAACCAGTCAAACTTAAAAAAATGGTTGAAGTATTTTTCAAAATGTACCAGTACAAGTATGAGCGTCTATGGCTGAGCACACAACAAGAATATGAAATGATCGAGAACTATGACAGGAAAGAGGAAACTACGGAAAATATCAAAGGCGACACAACCAGAAGCAACAAAGGAAGTGCAGAAACAACAACAGATACAACCTCGAACACTGATAGGTCAAAGAACAGCTCCAACATCAGCAGCGTAAGTGCTTATAATACCCAAGACTTTAGCAACAAGGATAAGGCAGTGCTCGAGTCAAGCGAAAGCGATACTGATACGAACAATATGCGAAGCAATGCCTCTGGAACGAGTGAAGACAAGGAGAATGAAAACAGAAATAGGACGGTGTCGACGAGGGCGCATGGTAACATTGGAGTAACAACCAGTCAGCAGATGATCCGAAGTGAGAGAGAGGACGTTGCAAACTTTAGTTGGTATTATACAGTCGCTATGGATTTTGAAGACGCAATTACGATTTCAGTATATTAAAAGGAGATAAGAATATGGATTGTTGTAAATGTATGGGGTATCATGAGAATAACTTGAGTTGGCTCACAGAAGAAATGAAGAAAGCTTTAGAAAAGTTAAGTGTACTTGACACAATTCCAAGTGAAGTGAAGAAGATTATAGAAAATATGGTGAAAGACGGGACACTAGAAAAAATTGTATCTGGAAATCTTATATACAACCAGTTCAATGGAAAGTCCGTTGCTTTTATCGGTGATTCAACAGTATACGGCGACAATACAACAGGGGGGCGAACAGAAATCACATTGCCGTCAGCTTTTCAAGAAAAAACGAATTGTATTTCTTACAACTACGGAAGAAATGGCATGACAGTGACTGGAAAGGACGGTAACACATTGTATAACAGAATACAGGATATTAACTTTGATAAAGACTTTGTTATTATCCTTGCCTCTTATAATGACTGGAATACATGCGCCCCAATAGGAGAAATAATTGGTAGCGAAACGTATGGATTCTTTAAAAATGCTTTGTATTATAATTTAAAGTCTATACTAAATAAGTGTTCAGAAAATACAAGGATCTACGTTTGCACAATGCTGCCTAGTGGTCAAAGTGTGTCTGGAGTTCCGAATAAAAACAACGTATATTGTGAAAGTTATGTAAAAGCTATGGAAGAGGTATGTTATAAATTGCATATACCAGTAATTAATTTATTTAATTCAGTACCTATCAATAAGAACAACTTTCAAAAACTTTTCTATGATATGACTCATCCTAAAGCTACCACATACAAAATGATCGCCGATTCTATGCTTTATGCAATAGGAAGTGGAGAAGTGTGGAACAATAACAACGAAAGAGGCTACAATCTTATTAATTTTGGTGATCTCGTTAGTGTGAATAGTTCAATATCAAACGGTGGTATCTCTTTAAAATTTGAGGGTAGTAAGCAAAATGAACTCAGCAGAGTACTTTATAATATGGAAAAAGGTATATATAGTGTTGGTATGACAGTATGGAATGAAGACACCAAAAAACACAATATACAGGTAAAAATTGGCGAAGAAATATTAATAGATCAAACGGTATTGAACGGAAAGAACTATATTCAGAATGAAGTACGTCTGACGGAAAACCACTACAACGAAAACATTAACATTCTATGCACTGATATGACGACTTCAACCCCAAAAATAGAAATCGTTGATCCGTTTATCGTAAAAGGCGGGAGCGTAAAATACCATGCCGAGATACCAAACAAACAAAATGGAACTATGCTAAAAGGCACAGGATATGTAAAGTATGTAACAATGGGTAACTATACGACGTTGATAGGAGACTACACAACAACTGAAAAGGTCGACAGCGGAGATACAATAAGTAATATCAGATGTGGCAAAAGTGATATTGCGACTCAAAGAAAGTTTATCAAAGCATATAATCTTGATAACCAAGATGAATATATCGTAGAAATTACGACTGACAAGCTTATTATGCGGAGTCCGATCCCGGCTAGAAATCATATAGTATTTCAGGAGACTTTTCTCCCTTAATAAATAAGAGGGCTTATGCCCTCTTTAATTTCTCGAACTCTTTCGCACCTCTTACCTCTCTTTCATTTGATACACTCATTATATCACCACCCACACCCAATGTCCACCGCTACACACAATGTACTTAATTTAGTACAATCGACAATCATTCATATGAACAACTATTCATACGTCCTCTCACACCATCCCACGCCATTCGGTATAGTAATACTACACCCAAGTTTAGTATGTAAGCGCTTACAGCTTGCCCATGAATTGTCTGATAACTCGGGTTGGGGAAGTGGAATTGTCTGCGCGTATCGGATGTAATCCC